CCCGCCGCTAGCGCGGTGGCACCAGCAGCAACCTGACCAATTGCGCCCCCAGCGATAGACACCAGCGAGGTAATACCGGTGGTCAGGCCGCCTATCTTCGTGGCCATGCCGGCAGCCTGGGCAGTCGAAGCGTTGATGTCCGCCGCCATCTTCTGGGCGGCGCGCGCCGCCTCAGTGAACCCCTTGGTGTTGGCATCACTGACGATGTTGACCGATAAAATCGCCGATTTCTTTTTCCCCGCCACCGGGTTTCTCCCTTATCTCTTTTTCGCTGCTTCCGCCTGCTCAGCCATGACCTCTAGCATGGTATCTATCCATGCGGGGTCCTCCGCCAGTAGCACACTAGGCGGAATCCCCGTGTTCACCGCTAGCAGGGCGATCACTCTACAGGCGTCGCCCCGGTAGGGTTTAGGCCAGTCTCACCACCGGACTGACTCAGCGCCTCGACGCTCTCTAAAAATTCCTCGAAACTGTATTCGGTTTGACCAGTGCGCTGCAAGGCCTTCCACGCCAAGAAGGCGGCAAACGTCAAGGGGCTATCGGTCGCAGTGCCCCAGTCGCGGAGGCGGGCGGTGCGCTCAAACGCGACTTGGTCGGACAGAATAGGCGTCACGGCAACCTCTTCACCGTTGGTGTAGCGGACATTAATAGTGAGTTTCATCGTTTCTTTCCTTCGATCTTTCCTAAGATTCGGTCAATATGTTGTTCATAGACTTTGAGCCATAGCTCTTCGTTGGCGGCGGCGGCGGTAGCGATCCACGGGTTCGGCGCGATGTGGCGCTTTGGCCAACCCCAGTGAATCGGGTTGGCGTAGGGAATGAGTTTCCGGCCGGCTCTGACCATGCCGGCCTTTTGCGTGGCACCCGCCCTGATACTCGCGGCTAGCCGGCCGGACACTTTCGGCGCCAGACCGGCCGCTATCGGCACAATAGTTTGCGCCGCGGCTAAGTTAGCGTTGCGGAGGTCCTTTGTGTCGCCACCCGCTTGCCGGATAGTTCGGCGAAGATTCTTCAGGCCCTCTACCTCGGCGGAAACATCTACATGGCCAGACAAAATTTATGGTTCCTCAGGTGTGAAAACAGGCTCCCCAACCAGCGGAAATGTGAGGTCCTTGCTCATCTCCTTGTTCACCTCACCACCAACGCCAAGGGGGCGTACTTTCACGGTGCCGGTGAATTTGGCGGATTTCTCGCCCTCTACCGGCCGGAACTCGAACGTGACTTCTTTACCGCGGTTGGTGAAGCACCAATCCCAAATGCCATTCTTTTTCAGGTTGATGAAGCAGGTTAGCTCCATTGTCCAGGTGATCGTGTCCTTGCCAGGTGCGTAATCACCAGACAAAACGTGTTTACCATCCTCGGTGTTCACAGACGGATTCAATTCAGCCTTGGTGACCAGGGCGGAAAACTCGTTCTGGGCACCGGCCTGACCGAAAACCAGCTTTCCAGGTCCGGTGGAGATACGGCTATCTAGCGTGTTGACATTCGCCATTATTATGTTCCTTTCAGTTCGTAGGTGACCTCAACGGCAGGTAAGGGGGTTTGCCCAATGGTGGGGAGGGTGATTGTGGTGATCTCGATGTCTGTTGGGTATCGGGTTTCCAACAGGTTTAGCAGGTCGTCTAGCATGCTCATGAGGTATTCCACCGCTAGCGTGGTGCCTAAGTCGGCGGCAACCAGGTACACGCTTGCCTCGGCGGTAACCTCTCCGCGGGCCATGGACTCAATCTCTACGTCCTTCAGGGCAACCCACGCACCAGGAATGCTGACACGGTTGGGGTTGATGGTCGCGGAAATACCAATGTTACTAATTTCCTTGGCTAGCTTCCCTAGATGCATCGGGAGAATATCGGGATTCATCAGCCCACCGCCGGGGCGGTCCAGCCCCCAAGGCCCAGCAGCATAGCCGCCTGGGGATCGTGACGCTGCACATAGGCTGTTCCTTCATCAGTCAGGGCTGCTACGCCACCCGGTGTGGCGCGCCGCCGCCAAAGGTGAGCAGCAAGCATGACGGCACCAGTGTGGATACGGTCGGACCAGGCGTCTGCACTACCATGCCAATCCGTCACAGTGGCGTTAACCGCCGCCACAATACCCTTCAGCGCCTGCTCTTCCGAAGCGTCACCTACCGCCTCAACGCCTAGCCAGGCCAAGACTTCTGAATCTTCTACCTTAGGCATTATTGAAATGCACCTTGACCAGGCCTTCGCCCCGGTTGAGCATGTGGGCGGTGTAGCCAAAGAGCCCCACATCTCGGCCACCATGGGCGATGTGCTCAGCCTCGGCACGCAGTGGGGAACCGGGGAGCTCGAAAAACGTTGTCGCATCCTTACAGCCGACAATAGCCGTGCCGGACTCGACAAACTCCGAGGTCGTCCATGTTGCCGGTTCGGACACCGGGGTCAAGCTCATGTAGTGCGGAACATCCAGCTGAGAGTACTTGAGTACTTTTTCGAGGTCACGCGGGTTGACAATGGCGTAAGCGGCGGGGACATGCACCGCTTCGTCGACACGGATAGCGCCAATGGTGATAGCGCGGATAATGTCTTGGGCGACCTCTGGGATATCGGTTGCGTGGTCTACCAGGAATTTTCCAGCGTCACGGTCGGTCTCGAAAGCATAGGATTCATTCATTGCTTGCCAGTAGGCAAGAAGCGCTTCGGATTCGTTAAAATCGAAAATTTGCCGGTCAAGATCATTACCCCCGGCCCAGGGCTGGGCATCCATTGACACTTCTTCCCACTGCGCTTTTTGCGTGGGAATTTCGGTTTTATTACCGGACCACTTAGCGACACCAGGCTTGAGCAGTTTTCCGCTATCTGTGTCCTTCTTCCAGCGGAAACCAATAGCCTTCCGGCCAGTTAGGGCCTTGGTGGCAATCAATGGGATAATACGGCGCTGGTAGACAACACCAGACCAGAGTTCACCCAGCCACGCTTTAGGCTGGGTGACGATCGAGTCTGAGCCCTTGATATCGGCAAGGGCGGCTTGGATTTCATCATCTGGGATTTCACCGGTGTGGATTCCCAGAATGGTCTCGGCGGCGTGGGCGGCGGTGATGACTTCCTGCTTGGTGGCGTCCTTACCGCCTGGGATACCGGCCGGAATTTTATTCCGGGGAGTGGCTGTAGTGGAACTGAGGTTCTCGGTGACTTTCGCGGCAATAGCAGCGATATCTTCGGCATTTAGGGTCATTTCTGTGGTTTCTTTCTCTTCGGGGGTGCCGGATTCGGCGTATACCTTGGCTTTCTCGAACGCGGGGAAGGGCACTAGCGCCACGGCTTTGAGCAGGGCAGACTCGATAGTGCCACCGGTGCGGCGGACACCTACCGCCTCGATGCTGAAGGAATCAATGATGTGCTCGGCGGCGTTCGTGAGGGCTTCGGTGGCGGCGGCGCTACTGCCCAGCTGAAAGCGCATGACTAGGCCTTCGGGCGTGTTTTCGGCACTGATAGCGTGGCCAATGGCCTTTGGTTGGTGGCCGGGGCGGGAATGCTCAGATAGCAGTTTTACCCGCTCGATGTTGGACGGAATATCAAGGCTACCGCGGGGAAATACATAACTTCCGGTGGCGGTAGCACCGGTATCACCCCAAGGCAACACCAGGCCTTCCATGATTCGGTCGGCTTCGTTGCATGACACGGTGGCGGGGGCGGCATCACCTGTCACAGTTTCTAGATCACTTGGCATTTACGTCTTCTTCCTCTTCTTGGCGTTTCCTAGCCCCAGCGTTTAGCACGCTGGTTAGCCATTTATCGACTTCGGGGATTGTGATTATCCGCTGCAAAACTGCTACTATCCCTAGGGTGGACGCCACTAACGGTACGGTCTCTATGCCTGCTACCTTGGCTATCTCTGGTAACACCGGCAGTAGTGCGATGGTGGCCACGGTAACGCTACGGACAACAGAACGCCAAGGGTAGCGGACTTGAGTTGGCGGGCGCTCAGGCATGGGTCATCTTTGCAGCTTGTTTCCGCAGCTCAAGGCGCAGCCGATATACCAAAATCATTTGGTATACGGTCACTGTGCCGAAGCCCATTACATAGCCGGTGGCTACATCGAGAAGGTTCACGCTGTCACTTGGCTTTCTTAGTATCTCGGCAACCATCAATCCCCTGGTTGGCACCGATAGCGGCAACCGTGTCAACCAGGGTCCGGCCACCGGTGTGTGGCCACCCGGGGAAGCCGCTACCGGGGCCGCAAATCTGGTCTCGGATAGTGCGCAGTAGTTCGTTGTTTTCTCGTAATAGTTGCCGGTCGTTCTCGGTAAAGTTCGTCATTTTCCCTGCTTGTGGTGTGGTTCCTGCTTGCATGCTGAAGTAAAATTCTTCAGCGAGACTCATGTATTGGTCGCGGTAGGCACCGGCTAGCTGGTGTGGGCAACTGGTGCTGTAGAAATGCGAATGTGGGAAAACGTTGTTAAACCATGCGGGTTTTCCTAGGTCGTAGGCGTGGCATAGAGCGGCAACTAGGTGCGCACCCGCAGTGATAGTTTCCTGACTGATAGGCCAGTCTTCGGCGGCGCCACCCGTGTTAGCATGCTCGATACCGATTGACCAGCTGTTCGCGGCGGCGTCTCCAGCGTGCCAGGCGGTGTCCCAATCGTTCACCAACTGACCAATTGTCCCATCCACTTCTACTTGGTAGTGGGCGGACGCTTCACGGTCTTGCCAAATCCGGTAGCAATCGGCGGTGCTGAGCCCCACACCAGCATTATGGTGTATCACCAGATATTTGATGGGACCAGGCCGGCCGGGTGTGTAGTGCTTGTTCATCAGGCAGTACAAGTCTGGTTCTAGCGTTTGAAAATCCATGGTTTTAGTCAATCAGCTGGGTCAGTTCGTTAGTGATAGGTACGGTGCGGGGGCGGTGGGCGTCATCAGGCGGCGCGATACTGTTAGGATCGAGGCGGGTCAGGTGGTCTAGGTCAAACTCTACGCTTTGACCAGGGGAAACAACATCGTCCATGCCTAGGCGGGCGGCGATAGGTGCCATGTATGAAGCCAAGCAGTAGTCGACTAGCTCAACATTTCGCGCATCCATATTGGAATAACGGATACTGGAATCAGCCAGGGAAGCATCTAACAGGATAGCTGGTATGCCACAGACTCGGGCAATGTCGATAGCGGCGGCGTTCCGGCCTTCCACCAACAGGTGGGATTCGTAACTGCCGTGGTCAATTGCCTGAATAGAGCTGTTCGTGAAACCCACGGGGCCGTTTTTCCGTTGCCGGCCACGGTTCCAAGCGTCAATCAACTTGTCAATTTTCGCCGGGTCAGTGAGCGGTTCCCCACTGATCTGGTGCAGCTCGGTGTGAGCGACAGGGTGCGCAGCAGCTTTCGCGGCAGCATCGGCGACTTGCACAGCATGCCTGATAGCAGCAGGATAGCGCAGAATGCCCTGGTCGGAGCCGGGGATAAGAATAACGTCCTCAGGCGCTACCTCTTCGCCCTCGAAAAACACCTCACCGCTAGGGGTGAAACCCCAGCGCTCGTAGAGCACGTGATCGGCAGCGACAACGGCACCGGCCGGGTTCCGTTTCACTGCCCATAGCGACCACCCGTAAAAGAGCAGGTCATCGACAGTCCACAGCATACGATGATAGGGGGAAATAGGGCCGCTGGTGCCGGATACCCAAGCCGGTTGGTCGGGTAGGGGGCCGTCATCATCGTGCACTACCAGGGGGCATCTGGCTATGCTGCTGACAATAATACGTCGGGCGCGCGCTAGAGCGGCAACATTCATGGCAACATCACGGGTTGTTGACTCCGGTAGCAGGTCGGGAGTGCCAACCGTGATGAGGTGATTTGGATCAGCCCAGGCGCTAGCGTAGGGCACTTCGAGGCTACCCGCCGCCAGGGCGGGTAGGGAGAGTGCCTGTCTTACTTTCTCGAAGAACCCCATGCCCTAATGATGCAGCACAGGGGTGACAAAACACTTATTCGTTGTGGTTACGGTAGATATTTCGGGCGGCGCTTTTGGCGGCATAGGGGTCATCATGGCCGGTTTTCAGGTGCCGTGCCAAAGCGTACCAAGCAGAATTGCGATCATCATGCATTTCTCGCCACTCGCATTTATCACAAGTGATTAGGATAGTGTGGTCGGTGGCGTCGATTGCCGGTGACTTACGTTTTTGATTTCGCATAATTTATCCAATAAAAGGCTCGGGAGCGGTGGTCTCGGGGATTTGGTAGCCGGCAAGGGCGGCTAAGCCGGCCTCTAGCCGTGCGGTGCCAGCGGCGCTATTACGGCGACTGAACATACGTCCCTTTTCGCCAACATTCCGCAGCTCAGCCACATCTAGCTCGTACTCGACACCGGCACAGCGGCGGACACAGATAGGCATGGTATCGGCTTCTTGGTCGAGGGCCTGCAAAAAATCCTCGGTCGCGGCTATCATCTCGTCAGTGGATAGGGGTTTCCAATGCTCAGGCAGGGCAATGGCCAGCTGGTCGGCAAGGCGTTTGGTAGGGCCGTATGCATCACCGCAGACCTCAGTGGCAATACCGCGGCGCACTAGCTCCTGGGTGGTGTCGATCACCCATTGCCGGCCGGGGCGAGCGTCGATAATCTCAATACCCACGCCCCGGCCTTGGTTGATGGTGCCTACCGCGGCTAGGGCGGTAGTCGCCCCGTCCCAGGACACGCCAACCCCCAGCGTCACCGGACCGTCGTCTAGCGGCACCGTGGTGGTGATACCGCGGTAGGCGTCCAAGTCGATAGCCTTCTGGCGCGTGTTCTTTGAGCGCACATTGCCGTAGGCTCTAAGCCACTCGTTAAAGTCCATATCCTCATTCTCTAAAGGCTCAAGGACTTTTTCGCGGGTGCACAAACCAGCAGCTACACCCGGGTGAGCGGCTAAAACGTCCTCGATGGTGAAGGAAGTGACTTCCTGAGGATCAGCGGAGGCGCCTACCCCGTAGTCGATTACCGCCACACGGGGCGACGGCTCGGCAATGGCTTTAGCCAATCGGGCATGCCAGTAGTCGGATTCGGCATCACCAGCAGCGCTAATCTGTACGATCTGACTATTGTTCCTGGTCAGCTGGGTAGCACGTACCGCCTGCATCAGGTCTTTGCCCTGTTTTTGCGTAAAAGCCCACTGTTCGTCAGCGATGATTTTGTCCCCTTGGCCACCGTGCAGATACTGACTAGTCGGCGGCATAGGGCGAATCTGGGACCCCGTGGCCACCACCACCGTCCTGGTCGCCCCAGCGGCAAGCTTGGTGTCCACGATCCCCAGCGGCTCCAGATATTTTTTGCTAGGCTCCACCAGCTCAGCGAGAAAACGCTCCCGAGCCGCCATGCCGGTTTGAGCGGTAAACCACAGCTTCTGATAGGGGCGAGTCATGGCTACGTACATGAGCCAGTCCATGATGCATGTGGTTTTACCGGTCTGCCTGGGGAAACTCACTAGAATGGTGGTGAAAACCGGTGTTCCGTCAGGCCACTTGGCTACCAGGCGTTCCAAGATTTCCACCTGGTAGAACGTCGGCGACCGGCCCAGCAGGGCGGCAACCTTCTTCACCGCCCTGAGGTCAACAATTGCCCCCTCGGGGATAGGCGTCAGATAACGGGGGGCGACACGACCAGGCAACCACTTGCGCATTATTCGGGGTCGGCCTCTAGGGCGGCTAGGTCCTCAAATAGCTGTTTGGCCAGGTCTTCGCTTTCCAGCTTCCGGCTCTCGGGCGTCATATGCGCCGCGGTAAGTGCTTCGGTCATGGCCGGAATCAACTTGGCCGGCCCATAGGGGCGGTCTTGTTTTTCCAAAGTGTCGAGTGCCCAGGCGCCTGCTCGAAGCACGGTGGCAATGCCTTCATCTATAGGGTGAATCACTTGATTTTCGCGGGCGGCGTCTAGGGCGGCGTCCATGGCCATGGAGTGCCGGCCACGCAAAACGCAGTCGGGCTGTTTGATAGCCTCAGCCTCGAAAAGGGCCTCCTGGCCCTCGCGGGGCCGCTTCGGATCAGGGCGCGTCATGGGGTCTGACCTCCTGGTTTAGTTAATGTACTGACCCCGGGGGTTGGGGGCCAAAGAGAGAAAAAGAGT